TTTGGTGACTTAACTTTGTTTCTATAGCTACATCTAATAGAAACAAAGTTAAGTCACCAAACCCTGCATCATTATATCAAGCTGATATAACATTATATGCCAAGGATGAATATGATAAAAATGTAGTAAAATTTGTATATACTAACGCATTTCCTGTTAATCTTGGAGGTATTAACTTCAATTATAGAACCGAAGGTGAGATTGAAACAACATTTGAATTTGCGTTCTCCCAGTTATTAGTTGAATTACTGTAATTTTTAGATCGAAATGCCATAAATAATATTATGGGACGTACAATTCAATCTCCAGGTGTAGAAATAAAAGAAGTCGATTTAAGCTTAAGACCTGCTATAGCAACAGGTACAACCGTGCTAGCAGCAGGTTTTACAGATAGAGGGCCAACAGATGAAGTTATTCAAGTGACAAGCTTGAGCGAATTCGAGCAAATTTACGGGGCGCCAACTACCCCAGCTGAAAGATATTTCTATCATTCCGTTAGACCGCTGTTTAATTCACCGGCGAATATTTTAACATATCGCCTACCATATGGTAGTGCTACAGGTGCTGGTTTCGGTAATAGTTACGGTGCACTAGTATACCCATGTAGCGCGGTTGCTTTATCTAGTACCGGTATTTATTCAGATACCTTTTCACAGGTAACAAATGACATCGGCGAAAATGTACCGACAAACTATATTTTAGGTAAGCCAGTACACTACGAACTTACACAAGAGCAATTCTTTAGTATACAGCAAAGACAAGGCTTTGAATGGTCAGATACAATTAACCCGAAGCCATCAACTTTTGCAGATCTTGGCGGAGCAGCTGTTATTGTTCTCAATAAAGGTCAGACAACTGTTAATAATAAGTATGAAGGTTTTTATGTAGGTCTTGCTGATAATACAAACTTAAACGAAGCGACAAACTTTGATGCTATTCTTACAGCTGAAACAGTAGGTACTAGTGCCACATCAACGAGTTCATACTTACGTTTACCGGAAGGTCGACTTAATTTTGCATTATCAGCACTAAATGACGCTCAAACAAATACGTTTGGTCAGGAATCAGATAGTGTTGCTGAAATCATGGAAAATCTTACTGATTATGATATTGCGAAACCAGGATTTGACGATACATTATCTGTCGGTCTATTCAAACTTAGACAATCAGTATTTGCTTCTGATGTTATTAAGTTAGATTACGTTCTATCGGAGAGTTATGTAGGTTCTTTCGATTACCATCGTCAACAGCAATCACAAACCGGTGGAGCAGCTCAGAGCTTCTTCTTAGGATTTAAAGAAGACCAATCACCGAACGTAGAAGTACTTATTAATGATAATCTCTCACATAGAAATGGTGATACATGGCTAGGTCTTGATGGGTTACCTATTAATAAAGTTAGATTAGCTTCAACTAAGTTTAGTACAGAATCTCTTGCAGCTGCTAATTGGCCTGTTCTTTCATCTGGTTACATACCTACTGGTTATGAAACTGCTGCGCCTTTTGTTTCAGCAGCTCTTATTGATACAGCAGAAACGCTAGGCGTTGCAGATAGCTTATTCACAGTAGGTGCATATACTAATGCAAATCTACAGTCAACACAGAAAGATCTTGGTTCTATTCCGCAAAAGCTTGATAGATTACTTGATACTGTTGAAAATCCAGATATCTTTGATATCGATATTACGATTGAAGCCGGTTTAGGTACAATTAATGCTGGTAGAGAAGCTAACGGTGCTGGTAAGTACTATGATGATCTAACTAATGTGCCAATGTCTGGTTTTGCTAAATCTGATATTACATTAATTAGTCAAGATGCGCAGACTTATAGAGATAACTGGAAGACAGTCTACAATAGATTTAACGACTTCGCAGAGAAGAAGAGAAAGGATCACTTGTTTATTGCTGACCTTCCTAGACCGATCTTCTTAGAAGGCGCAAACTTCAAGACATTACAAGATCCTAAAAAGAACTTCTCGTTAAATATCAATAAGCCTATCCAAGCATTCACGTCTATCTTGAATTCTAGCTACTCAACAACGTATGCTGCTTGGACTAAAGTTTATGATGCGGTGTTAGATGATCAGACATGGGTACCATTCTCTGGTACTGCTGCTGAGATAATGGCTAATACTGATAGTAACTTCCAACCTTGGTTCGCACCAGCTGGTTTCACACGAGGAAGAGTAGGTAGTGTTAATGACATATGTCTCTACCCGAAACAGAAACAAAGAGATCAGTTATATAAGATTTCAGTTAACCCTGTTGCGTTCTTCCCAGGAGAAGGTTTTGTTACTTTCGGGCAGAAAACATTGCAATCAGCGCCGACTGCGTTTGATAGAATTAATGTTCGTCGTCTGTTCTTAAACTTAGAGAAGTCAACACGTACAACTATGAAGTATTTCATATTTGAACCTAATACGCTCCTTACGAGAACTCGTATCATTAACACACTAACTCCTATCTTTGAGAATGCAAAGAATACGGAAGGTGTTTATGATTACTTGATCGTTTGCGATGAGAGAAACAATACCCCAGATATCATTGATCAAAATGAGCTTGTGGTTGACATCTATCTGAAGCCAGTAAGAGCTGCTGAGTTTATTCTTGTTAATTTCTACGCAACAAGAACCGGTACAGATTTTAACGAAATCATCGGATAATATTAACCCTTAACAAATTAAGCCGGTCTGAAAAGACCGGCTTTTTTTTATATGCATATAAAAAACAACTAATCTAGATTAAATAATTACATGGCAGACGTTAAACAAACGATACAGGATTTTTATACCCAGGCTCAAGCAAAAGACTTCGCGAGAAATAATCTGTTTAGAGTGTTAAACATTGACTTTGGAGATGGTAGTGATGTATCTATCGGCGAAGAAGATTTAGTTTATGTAACAACAGCGACTCTACCTGGTAAAACTATTCAAGATGTTACAATTCCTTACATGGGATTAGATTTTCACGTACCAGGTACCGTTAAATATAATGGTTCAGAGGGCTATTCGCTAACTTTTAGAGCTGATGAATCCTATAATCTATATGATAAATTCCAGCAAGTAATTAATGATACATTTAACGACGAGGATTCAACAGGTAACTACTTCACTCCAAAAGCTAGCTCTGTTATTGACTTAGTACAGTTAGATAAAGAATTGAATAGAGTTTCTCAATACCAGTTAGTTGGTTGTAGTATCAGAAGCGTCGGTGATTTATCGTATGATGTTACAGCAACTGGTGAAGTGCAGACGTTTACAGTAACTGTTGCTTACCACTATTACAGAAAAACAGCATAAATTTAATTAATTTACTAAAAGGCCGTATCGTTTGATACGGCTTTTTTTTGCTTAAATATTATATATGGGTATATTAAACGCAGCAAATAATGCATTACAGGGAGTTTCAAACCTTACGCAAGGTGCGTTAGGCGGTACATTAGCGCAACCAAATGTAAATCTTTTTGGTACAAATATACCCGGGGTACCATTAGTAAGCTTTAGAAATAATTTTATTAGATCTATGGAGACGTGGGTCGGGGCTTTACCACTAAGAACGCAGTGGGTTGTATTGTTCGATTCCTTTCCTGTAGGTTTGAATACAGATATTTTACAGGCTTTAGAACCAGTTCAAGGTGATAAAAAAGGATTTGATATAGATAGAGCTAAAGCCTTCTTAACATCTTACCCTGCGCAGGGCATTGTTGGCTGTATATTCGCGCAAGGAGCGGATATACCTGATGATACCATACAGTCACCGGTAGCGTCAATTACAAACAATAGAGGATTTATACCTGGAAGAATATCCGGCAATAGATCTGAATTTAGCCCATTGACGTTACAGTTTAGAGAGACTAACTCTTCTTTTATCGATTCTGTTATTAGACCGTGGGTTATATTAGGTGGACATGCCGGGATGGTAGCCAGGGATGAAAATAATAAACCCGAACTTAGCCCTAAATCAAATATTACTGTAGTGCAGTATACGAGATCATATCAAGGTGTATCTCAAATACCTCGTAAGGTGTGGAATTTCTACAACTGTGTACCATTTAGTGTTGGTAGTAGAAACTTAACATATGATGCTGAATCTGTGCAGATAGACACCACGCAATGGAATTACAGTCATTATACGGTCAGTGACAACCTATACTTGCCTTTACCTGATCTAATTGATAAATTATTTTAATGATAGAGAGCAAAATACCTATTAATTTAATTAGAGGTACTGTTTACTTTAAGGAGTTTTCTTTTTACGAGTATAAAAATATATGTAAAATGCTTATCTCTGATGATATTTATGATATAGATAAATGCTTTGAAACCATATTAGCAAGAATCGAAGCAAGTTTTAGTCTAAACATAATAGAAAAATTTGAATGTTTAGTAAATATTAGAAATTCTATACTCGGTAAAGAGCTTATTTTAAATTTAGATGAGAGACGTGTCACTTTTGATTTATCAAGTCAGCTATTAAATTTAATTGAAGAAGCAGAATTTACTTTTGGTGACTGTGATTTTAAGACTCCATGCTTTTTTATACATTCAAGCATTCAACATGCTGCAGCAGATTATCTTTACAGCTATAAGGGTAGAGATATTAGCAATGCTACCTTAGATGAAAAATTACAAATTCTTAATACATTAGACTTATCTATAATAAAACTTGCTAGTGAGGTAGAAAGAATTAGAGAGCAAAATAAGATTAGTATATTAAACGATATAGTTGATATTAACATATACGATACAAATATATTATACTTTTTAAAAAATATTATTATTAGTGATCTTATGGACTTGTATTCTTTTGAGTATCAAATACTACGTCATCTCAATTTAAAGGGTAATGACTTGCAATATTATACATACCCCGAGCTTAAAATTAAAATTAATATGCTTATGAAGGAAAAAGAAGAAAAACAGAATAGTAGCAATTCTAGATCAATTGAGTAAATATTTTTATGTCTGAAATCACCAGTTTAATTGAAGAGATTAAGAAATCTAAAAAGAACATACAAGTGTTTGTACCTTCTATAGGTAGCACTGTTACTCTCAATCCGATTACTCTCGCTCAGCAGTCAAAAATTATTGAAACTGTTTCCGGTGATGTCGAAATTGCTAATAACCCCATTTTAGCTTTACTTGAATTTAATTCAATAACCTTCAATATTATTAAAAATAACGTAGTTGAGTATCAGCCTATCTTTAATACTATAGATAGAGTTAACTTTATTATTGCTTTAAAGAGCTATTTAGACCGCGAAGTAGTTGTAGATGACGTAAAGTTCGACTTACCGGAAATATTGAAGAGAAATCAAACTTTAGAGTACCTCATACAAGATGACATGTTAGCTTCTGGAGATATATCTATTGAGGTTTCAGTTCCATCTCTTGAGACTGATAATATTGTTAATAATCTACTTTTACGTAAATATAAAACTTCAAATTCACAAAATAAAAAATTATTAAGTGATGTTTATATATTTGAAGCGTTAAAATTTATCGATAAGATCTCGATCGGGAATCATTCACAGATAATTAAAAAGGATATAAAAAGTTTAAATCTTCTTAGAGAGATAGATATTATGACTCTTAAGCCAGTTTTTGATTACATAAATAGAGTTCGCGAATTAGAAGAGGCATACGCAAAAAATACGGTAGATAGTAATATACTTGATCTTACACCTGATATATTTATATCCTAGCTTTAGGATATAAATATATACATGGCAGATACAACTATTGCAGAAGCAATCTCTATATTAACTAAAGTTTCAGCGGATACCGCTACGAGGCTTAAGGCTTTAGAGAGTGGTAAAGGTACGGTAGCTCAAAAAGCATCTAATGTACCTCGTAAGGTTGTAAAAAAAGCTGAACCCGTAATTATAACCGATTTTGGACCGAAGGCTGAAAAGGATTTAGCTAGAATTGGAGGTGACGCTGATG